AAATTTAATTTTGAGTACAGGCAGTTGCTCAAATAAATTTGTTTTATTACTGCCGAATTTAATGGAGTGTTCTATTATGAATAAATTAGTTAAGCGTTTTAATATTGCGAAAGTTGCTTTTGGTACGGCGTTAATGACTGGTGCGGTTGTGGTTCATGCTGCTATTCCAGACACTGTTAAAAATGAGATTAGCAATTCGAAATCAGATGTAACAGAAATGATTGGTTTGATTTTGGGTGTTCTCGTTTTAGGCTTCGGCTTCCGCATGATTAAGCGTTTCTTGTAATAAAGAAAGAAAGAGAGCTTAAAATATTTTAATTTTGGGTTCTCTTTTTTTATTTTCTATTTCTCTATTTATTATTATTTTAATTTCAGGATTAATTATGTTGCATGAAGCATTAAAAAGTGTTCAAGAAATGGAGGACGAGGAAAACAAAGCGCAGCAAGAATTATATGATTTAGAGCAACAAAAGGATGAATAGATGGGTTACCAAGTTGGCAATCAATGTTTTAGTGAACAAAAAGAAGCTGAAAATTTTTATTTTTCACAAATTGTGCCTACGATAGGACCTGACGGTAAATTGTATCAACCTACTTTTTTTAAATCTCAAGGTTGGATTTATCAAGGACAAAAATTACAAATTTATTTACCTGAATGTAGTCCTGAACAAAACTTTAAAGATGGTCTAGAACTTGGTTTTTTATTTTTGGGTGTTGCTATTGTGGCATGGTGTGGAATGTATCTGGGTAAATTGATGAGTAAATGGCGATGATGGATTTTTATTTTTTTCTTGGTTTTGGATTGATGTTAATGATTACTTATATGCTATTTATGAAAGACTGATGATGAAACATTTATTATCCATATTGACTTTTATTTTATTATTTTTTTCTAAAATTACATTTGCAGAAAATATTGTCCAATTAAAAGGTGGAAACTATGTTTTTGCAGAAAATGGAAAATTAACATTTAATCTAGAACCATCTTTATTTAAAAATAGAAACTGGCGATATAACGCTGAAACAGATAGTGTAGAAACGCTATTCACTACCAAACAATTTTCTTTTAAAACAAAGCATTCTAGTACTTTTTATGCGTATGAAACAGTTTTTAATCGCGCTTATCCTTATTCTCATTATGCAAGCAATGGTTATTTGGTGCGACCGATCTACAATCCGAAGTATTCAGGATTTGGACAACAAAGAGTTGTATTACCTGCTATTGGCTTGGTAATTCGTATTGGTGCGTCTGTGGCGAGACAGGTTTTACCGCCAATTATTGCAAATTCTGCTAAATTTTGTGTTAAAAATACTATTTGCAAAATAACAGCTGGAGTTGTTGGGGCGCATTTATGTTTAATCAATATGGGGCTTGGAGAATATAAATTTGAATTACCTTTTGGTATTTGCCAAAAAGCAGAAGAAGCAGGTTTTAAGAAAGATGAAAATGGTGTATATAAGAAATCAGGAAATTATAGAGTAGATGCAATAGCGGGTATCGCTATTTTTGGTTTTGAAACTAAATATTTTCCTGATAAACAAAGTGCGCTTAGTGAAGCAGAAAGATTATGTAAAAGTCATACAAAATTCAAAAATAAAAAACTTGAATTTAAATCTATGAGTATTAATGGAGATATGTTTTCATGTAGATATGATGATGATAATGATTTTAGTAATGGGTCTTATTCAGCGGATTATTTAGTGTCAAGTAATGGTCGAAAAGAAATTGAATTACAAATGGTAGATTTAGAACAATTTGCAAAAGAGGACTTTAAAGAAAATCCTAATGTTTACATGAATGATAAAGGAGAATTGGGTAAAGAATTACGAGCTGTGATTAGACCTGAAAAAGCGGATTTTGATTTTACTGTGGGTAGTGGTGGTACGTTCTCTGCGATTTCTAGCCCTTATCGTGATAGCAATGGCGAAACAAAACAAGATATTGTTCATATTGGGGGACCACAAAAAGAGTCTAATCCTGTATTGGGTGGTAATTCAAGTAATCCAACAGCAGGTGTATCTAATACTTATAATAATGTAACTGTGAATAATCTTTCTCGTCCTGATTTAGAAAGTGAGTCAAAAGTAGGTGAAAATAATCATGCTCATGGCACAAATGGCAATGCTGGTATGGGTACGGATGGTAGCAATGGCTCTAACGGTGAAAAAGAAGGGGAAGATAAAAATCATTGTGAAGAAAATTCAGAAATCGTAGGTTGCGCTGGACTGGGTGATGTCAATGATGACGGTAATAATCCATTCTCTGATGGAATAGGAAAATCTGAAAATAAGACGCAATTTGAGCCAGATTATTTTTTACCAAACAATGGTACTTGCCCTTCACCTAAACAGTTTTCTTTAATGGGTAAAAATTATGAATTTAGTTATAATTTATTTTGTGAATATTCACAAAATATTCGTGCGATTGTGATTGCAGTTGCGTTTATGGTTGCTGGATTTATTATTTTTGGTAGAAAAGTAGCATGAGGATAACAAATGAAATATTTCATTCCATTATTACAAAAATTATTAGTATGGGTTGGCTCTAAAATACTTTTGGCATTGGGTATTTCTATTATTACTTATACTGGTATTACTTTAACTTTAAATACATTGAAAAACTATTTTGCTAATGCGGTGAATAGTATCCCTTCTGACTTATTTAATTTATTGATGATGGCTGGTTTGGGTCAAGCAATTGGGATTATTTTTGGTGCATTTGCCTTTAAAGCTGCGCTGGCTTCTGCTTCTAAACTACAAGCTGGGATTATAAACAAAATGTAGTATTAACTGTAACCTCATATTACAGGTGCGATTTTTGTGAAGTCATTTTGCAAAAATGACTTTGCGAAAATCGTATCCGACAAGCAAAGCGCGTCAGTTTTTATTATGAGAGAAAAAGAAAGAAGTGTAGCAATAAAAAAATCTATATTTCAGGGTTAAGAATGATTATTTTACAAACTGGCGTACCAGGTTCAGGAAAAACGGCTGCTGTTATTGATATTTTAATGAATGACAAAAGCTATACTCATTTTAATGATAAGGACGGTATTGAAAAAGAACGCCCTTTATTTGTTAATGGTGTCAATGAATTAAAATTACTACATAATGAATTATCAGATGATGAAATTAAAGAGCGTCCATTTCAGGAATTTTTGCCTTACGGCTCACTTGTTGTGATTGATGAAGCACAAAGATTGATGGGCAATCGTCCTGCTGCAAGTAAAGTACCTGCATTTATTGAAGCATTAGCAACACATAGACATCATGGATTAGATATTGTTCTTATCACACAACATCCAACATTTTTAGATCCTTTTGTGCGTAAATTGGTTCAACGCCATATGCATATTAGCATTAAACCGATTGGGCGAAAAATTTATGAATGGAATGAATGCGTAGATCAACCAGACAGTAAAATGAATACAGATAGGGCGATTGAAAGAGCATTTACTATCCCAGAAAAAACTTTTGATTATTATAAATCGGCTGAAATTCATACAAAAGTTAGCCGAAAACTGCCACGAATTATGATATTTATGTTCTTTTTTTTGCCATTTATGCTTTGGTTTGGTTGGTATGTTTGGAATAGAATGAGTGATAAATATTCTGGAAAAGAAACAGAACAAACAACACTAACACATGAAATAACAGATACAGTAAATACTCAAAATTCGTTAAATAATTTACCTACAAATAATCCTTATCCACAAAATCAAATGCAAGGCGCAACTTTTAATCAATCTTTAACAGCACAAATGTATGTTCCTACGTTACCTGAAAAACCTGAAAGTAAACCGCTTTATGATGGTATTAGACAAGTGAAACAATATGAGCGTATTGCTGGCTGCATTAAAGGAGGAAAAACACAATGTTCATGCTATTCAGATCAAGCAACAAAACTGAAAGAAATTAGTGTAGAACGCTGCCTGAAATATGTTGATGAGGGCTTGCCATTTGATCCATTTAGAGCGCCGGAAACAAATAATCAAAATGCTGATGTGATTGGTTCAGGTAGTTTAGAACGCAATGAAACGCTAAATAATAACAAGTCTTAACAAGATAGATGAGATTTGTTAGAATGTGAATTTTTAGGGCTGAACATGAATTTAATTGTTTCACAAACTTGTAGTAGTTTTGAGCATAAATTGATTTTTATCGCCATGCTTGTAACTCTATCTTTAACTTTATATATTTTTTCTACAGATGTGCCACCTGATAAAGAAACTGGAGATTTTCATATTGGTTCATTGATTTATAGAAGTTTATCTGGAATAATTTTAGGTGTTGCAACATATATGCTTTATAAATTTTGTATTTAATATATTTTAAATCTACAATCAAAAACTTTAAGCCATTTCATTTATTAGAGATGGCTTATAGATTTTGATTATCGCGAAGTCAAAATCAGGTTATCTAGATAGACTTGAAACCATAGCTAAAAAGCTGTTGCAAAGAATTATCGGATAGCCATTTTTAATTGCAAGATTGACTATCATCATAGCCATAGTAATATAGGCTGCATATAAGGAAAATCATTTATGAATGTAATCGCATTAGACATTTCAAAATCCAAAGCGGATTGTTATCTTAAAACAAAGCATACTATGGCAGAGCTGGAAATTACAAATGATATTTCAGGCTGCCTGAAAATTAGAGCATGGATAAAACAGCATAGACTGCGTAAAGTCATTATTGCAATGGAGGCAACAGGAGTTTATTATGAAATCATTGCCAATTATTTATCGCAGTTTTACACTGTGCTTGTCATCAATCCTTTGAAAATAAAAAATTATTCAAAATCACTATTTAAAAGGACTAAAACAGATAAGGCGGATGCTAAACTGATTGCAGAATATACTTTAAGACATTTTGATACATTAGATATTTATCAAAAACCTACACAAAATCAATATAGATTACAAAAACTTATCACACTTTATTACCAACTCAATCTACAAATCACACAAGAAAAAAATAGACTACACGCTACTCATGATAATTTCACTATCGCTATTCATGAAAAAATCATTGCAACACTCAATGAACAGTTAATCTTTACTCAACAAGAAATTTACTCTGTGATTACTTCAAACTCAACACTCAATCAATCCTATCAAAATTTATTGACTATTTCAGGAATAGGAGAAAAAAGTGCATCTATTATTTTGACGTATCTCACTATGAGATCATTTCAAAATGTGAATAAATTTATGGCATTTGCTGGGCTTGCGCCAAAGATTGAACAGTCAGGCGAAAGCGTGAATAGAAAATGTGGATTGTCGCGACTGGGGCATAAAAAACTAAAATCAGCATTTTTTCATCCTGCTCTGGTCGCGTATCAATATGGCTACTTTCCTGAACTGGTCAAAAATTTGCAAAAAGCTAAAAAACCGAAAATGGTCATTGTTACAGCTATTATGCGTAAACTTGCCAAGATTTGCTACTACATTCACAAATCAGGCAAACCTTTTGAGCTTGAACGCTATCAGAAACCAATTACTGCTTAAATTCAAATAATCGCGATATTTGAAAAAAGCAAAAACAAGCTACATAAAAGTAGCTTGCTTTGTTGCGTCTTTACAGAATGCAAACAAAAAATAAACAATAAAAACAAATGGATATATTAAATTGTTAGTTTTTGTTTGACTTTTATACTATCATCTTATATATTCATCCCTACCAGTAGGGGTTAAATTTCATGAGTATCATTTGTTGTCATGTTGACAAACAATTATTCAATATAAGGCTGAAGCCCCTACTTTTTTCTAGTGGGGGCTTTTTTTATGAATGCTGAAATCATCAAAACAGAAACAGACACATTTGCATTGTTTATTAACGGTGAACTACATCGAGAATACAAACGCAAATTCTCAGCGCAATCACGTCTGAACGTGTTACGTGAACGCGAACTTGCAGCAGCAGCGGAGGCAGGGGCAGCGACACATGCCAACGCTGATGCTGCAAGTTCACCCCCCACTAGTAACACGGGGGGACTAAATTCAGCAGAGTCTTGTGTTGATTCGGGTGTGGTTTCTGCCGTTAGCAGCAAGGCAATAAGCGAAGTCAAACCCCAATACTTGATGATTGACGGCAAGATTAAAGAAATCCCCTTGCGTTGTGGCGTAGGTACTGCTGCGCATATTGATACATTGACCATCACCATGCGACAAGATGTATTCGTAGAGCCTAACCTCCCGATTGACGACCAACACCCTGCGAATATAGCCCAACTGGCACAGAGGATCTCAAGCACATTACACACCATTTTTGGGTTTGGGATCAGCGAACAGAAAAATGGTATTAACGGTTACAAGTACTCGTTTCGTATGAGTGCAGCTAATGCCAATTATGGCGTTGTTGCCTTTGGCGGTGCTAATCAGAAAGACAGTGTCATGATTTATCTGTTTGGCGAGGGATTAACAGCAGCCAAGAGCGGTTGGGAAACCGCATTCTACAACTGGCTACAAGTTTTTGCGTCTTTTGCGACCATCACACGAGTTGACCTGGCGCATGATTTTCTTAACGGTGAATTTACGCCCGAGATGGCTAAACAATCGTGGATTGAGGGCGGATTTACACAACGTAATACCCGACCAAGAGCACGTGAACATGGCTATGACTGGCTAGACGAGCGGCATCCTGAAAAGCTGCCTGAAAATGACGGTACTCAAGCCAATTCAATCTTGCCCAATCGCTCGGGTAAAACATTTTATGTGGGAACGCCGCAAAGCAGCCGAATGGTACGCGTTTATGAGAAGGGCTGTGAGTTGGGGGATAAGAGCAGCAATTGGACACGTTTTGAATTACAGCTGCGAAATCGTGATTATGTGATTCCACATGAAGTATTGATTAAACCAGGTGAATTTTTAACTGGTGCGTATCCTGTGTGCAATGAGCTGTTTTTGAAATTTGATCAGAACATAAGCAAGGCAGAACGCGTACAGAAAATAGAAATGATTACGTTGGAGCACGTTTTGCGTTATGCCAGTCAAGCGGCGAGCCCATGCATCAATATGCTGGAACAATTGGGTTTTGATGATACCGAGATTAAGACTTTGCTTAAAGGGGGCAAGTTTAAGCTACCCAAACGATTAGGCGCAGAGAAATTTGATTGTCGTGAAGCAGAAGAGATTTATGTTCACGAACGGATAAAATTCATTGCAAACCAACATAATACAGTGGTTAAGCAATACATGGACCAGTTGCGTGAACAGCAAGAGCAAGAAAAACGTGATACTTATTTTGAAAAGATGTATGGCAGTGCGCAAAAGATGCTGCTGCGCAAACGTATTTTTGCGAATCAATATGACGATTTTTAACCATGAAATGATAAGGAAACATCATGAAAGCACTGTTGCGTAAAGTGAAGTGGAATAAGGGCGAGACAGAGAACGGTACAAAATATGACTACACGAGAATTTATATTGAGGTGCCGATTTATGACAAGCAAGAGCGAGAATTTGGTGTGGATGTGCTGGAGCTGGAATTTGGTGATGAGTCAGAGCACAGCAAACTGGCGCATTTACGGGGCAAATTACCTTGTTTGGTAGAGGTTGACTTTATGCCGGTTAAGAAAGGCAATGCAAACATTAATGTTGTAACGCGTTTTGAGGTTGTGGGGCAGTTACAAGACAAAAAGGCATAACAAACACAGGAAGCAACAAAATGAAAACAAAACGTATCAACCCAGTTATTGCAGAGCATTTTGCTAAGTTAGCCAAAACCAACCCGATGGGCTTAGAAATGGCTCGCAGATTTGCAGAGCGAGATGGTTATGTTTTGATTGTGGGTCAATGCTATCGCTACTATATCTAACCAAACAAGGCTGCCTGAACATTCGGGCAGCCACACAGGAAAAACATGAGGATAACTCTGACGAAATCTTTTTGATTACTGGTAGT